AAAGTTCACGGTTATGTTCGTCGATGATTGCGTTCTCGAAAAGGTGGTTTAACTCAATACCCATAAGACCGCTTTTCTCGATAAGCTCCCGATATCGCACCTCCGAATAGCAGGAGCTGACGTCATATATCGTCCGGAGTGGCTCAGGCTCCAGCTGGCTTTCCTCGCGCTTGCCCATCTGGCATTCCTCGCACCTACGCCAACTATTTTCACGCCATGGACACTCCTGCGGCGACTTTACGACTTTCGTTATCACCGGCGCTTTCTCTAGGATTTCCTGACGCCTAGCTATTTCCGCCTGTATTTGGGCTATCCTGGCATCCAATGACGCGCCCTGTTCCTCCGTCCCTTGCAAGGCCCGCAAAGCGGTTCTTGGCCTGGACTGCGTTTCCAAAGGCCGAAGGTTTTGGAGTACATCCCCGATGCTGTGCATTTGAATTCACCTCCGCTGCGATGGTGTATTCATCCTCCCACCCCTTGGCATTTAGCCAGGTAGCAGGGTATGGGATATAGCGCCAGTTCTCTTTGCGCCACTCCTCGGATTTCTTGGCCCGCTCGAGGGTTGCTAACATTGTCTCCACGAGCTGCTCGTCCGGTTGGAGTTTAGCCCACGCTTTCTCGGCCTGACCCTTTGAACGCTTCTTAGGGTAGGCCGCCCAAAACCTCGCAAACAACTCTTCCTGCTTCTGGGTCTTGGCCCGCTTTCGCTGCTCGCCAGATTGGTCAGCAGGTTGGGCAGATGGATTTTGAGGTTGCGCAGACGCGCCGCCAGGCGCATGTGTATTATTTAATCCTGCTTCTGTTACTGTTCCTGTTCCTGGTTCCCGCAACCGTTCCCGTAACCGTTCTGCCAACGGTTGAATAAACGGTTTGTCGAATTGCTCCACAACCGCTAAAAAATCCTGGAATAGTGGGGTTTTTGGCATTTCTTCCAGCCTCTCGATGGCGCTTTTAACCTGGTTTGGGTTTTCCAATGGGTTGTGCTTGAGGTAGTTTTGCACCAACACCACATGAGCGCGCGCATCATATTTGACCCGACCTGTCTGCAGCAGTTCCTGTAACCCTTTCTGGAACCGTTTCTCGTCCCAACCCAGGTCAAAGCAAGCATAGGGGGAGGGCAGGAAGTAAAACCCCAGGATGTTGCGGTGGGGAGACGTTAAGAGATAGAGCATGAGATATCGTGCATCATCCGAAACGGCGCGCATTTTCTCGTCTTGCCAAAACCTGCTTTCAACTCTTGTGTACAACATCATCCCTCCCCCGAATGCAATTGGCAATGCAGGTCAGATTTACCAATCCTGTAGGTTAAAAAAAATTACTTCCTGCCGCCGGCCTTTCAATTTCCCATTCAAACCCGTTCGTCAGCAGTATCTGGAGCGTTGCCCGGCCACCATGAGGCCACACTCTGGGCACTGCACCTTGATCTTCAAATAGCCTTTTTCTGCTGGCATCCACTTGATCAACCATATCACCCCTTTCCGCTTTGGCCCTCCTGATTATCGCCCTTAGCCGCAGTTCCGCGGCTGTAATCTCGTAACAAGCCGCTTCTACCATGTCCTGGTCAACAGCCTGGTCCAGGTGGTTCTTTGCCACCTGGAGTGCCGTTAGTGCTTCGTTCAACTCGGGATCTACCAGCAATCTCGTGATATGGGTTGTTAAACTACCGTCCACAATGAATGCACCTCGCTTTCTCCTGATCTCGCGCCGAGTAGGCGCTAAACATACTCTGTTTGCAGTAGGGGCAAGACCACTCAAGCGTTGTCCATCTCCGGGATCTCATCTCATGTTCGATCGTTTAGCACAAGTTTTATCCATATCGCCAAGAGAATACCGAATATAGCTGGTTCGTATTTACCAAAAAACATTTTTACAGATGATAAAAAGACAAGTAAAGCGGATAATAACTGCAAAATCATAATCATACCAACTTCTCCTTCCCAGGTCGGCCACCGACCGTGGTCATTGTAAAATTTGTATTGGTAGAACAGACTCTGCTGGTTATGGGGCAACTCAGGCGGGTGATCCACCGCGCACTCCGGGCAGGTGCCCGGGGCGGCCGGCATTAAACCGAACGCCCCTAGGTGTTTGCCGGGAATAATCCTGATCATGCCACCCTCACCTTGCTTCCATCTGGCCCAGGCTCCACTTCAATCCGAGTGGGGAAGGCCTCTTTAATCTCCTCGACGTGGCTGATGACTATAACCTTCGCGAAGTCCTTCTCAATGGCCGCTATAGCCTCCATGAGCCGTTCGCGCCCATCAGCGTCCTGGCTGCCGATGCCCTCGTCCAGGACCAACAGCCGCAAGCTCGCCCCAGCTCTCCGTGCCAAAAGCTTGCTCAGTGCAATCCTGATGGCGAAGTCAATCCTGAACTTTTCGCCGCCGCTGAATGTCTCATATGGGCGTTCCCCGCGCCAGTCGCTAATGATGATGTCCAGAGTTTCCGAGACGGCGCCTTTAACCGATTTCAACTCCCGCTGGGTCTCAAACCGCAGGTTCATGCCATTGGAAGTCATGCGCCCCAGGATTTCATTGGCGATACCCTCCAGCTCTGGGATGGCGTTCTCGATGATCAAGGCTGGAATGCCATCTCGGCCAAAGGCCCTCACCAAGGTCTGATACTTCACCTGCAGCGCAGCGATTTGTGCCAACTTGCCTGTCAGGTCCTTAGCCTCTGCTCGTAGGGCATCAATAGCCTTCAGTCGTTGCTCGACCATACCCAATTCACGCTGGAGGGCCGACAGCGCCCGGTTGCACTCATCGATGTTGGCCTTAAGGGATGTCGCCTCATTCCCGAGTTTTGATTGCTCAACCCATAAGATAACCCGTTCCTCGAGCTGACGCGCTATCTCTGCCCGCCTTGCTGTCCGCTCGCCAATCTGTTCCCGATACCATTTAAATCGTTGTTCCGCCTCGGCCACTGTTTGCCGAGCTGCTGGCAGTTCATCCTTGGCTGCCGCCCACCGTTCAAGGTTTGGAAGGGAGGCCTTAAGCGCCTGTAGGTCCTTCAATTCGGCCTGGAGCTGGTGCCCCTCGTCGTTCAGCGCCGCATGTCTGGCCTCGATATCGGCCAGACTTTCCCGTAGCTGCCGTTCCTGGTGCTTAAGGTTCTGTAGTAGTTCAGCCTTGGCACCCAATTGCGCCGCCTGTTCGGCTTTATGCCGCAAGGAAGTGACCAGGTTTCTCAATCGTTGTCGTTCAGATGGGTCGTAACCGAGGGCGTCCTTCTTGGCCTGTAGCTCGCGCCAGGTCTGCTCCAGGCGTTCCACCTCCGATTTATCCAGGGCATTAAGCTCCGTCTGCACTTCCACCATCTTTGCTTTTGCCTGCTGTGCGTCGGCCAGGAACCGGCAGGATGCTCGTTCAGGGTCAATACACCCGCTATCCTCGAGCATTGCTGCCTTGGTTTTCAGTGCTTGCAGCTCTTTCTCAAGCTCCCTGGTCCTGGCCCCAAGCTCGAAGCTGGCCCGTTCCCATATTCGCCGCGCGTCTTTTACCTGTTGGTCCAGCGCCAGCCACTGCTCTCCAATAGCATCGATGGTCTCAAGGTCCGCTGTTGCTTTCTGATATTGCTCCGCCGCCGCTTCCAGCTCTGCACGGTTAGACAGGACGGCCTCAATTTCCCTGATTTGCCCAACTACCTGCGCAATAGTCCGGGAAGCCTGGGCCTTTTGGCTTTCCAACTTCCTGGCCTCATCGGCTACCGACTGAAGGCGTGGGAGCTTTGCCTCAAGGGCTGCTATCCGCGCTTTGACCTGCTCGCATTCCTTGACCTTAGCGAGGATCTGCTGCTCGCTGGCCAACATTTTCCTGGCCCTGTCTACCCGGTGTTCAAGTTCTGCCCGTTCCTGTTGAAGCGTTGCGATTTCCCGCTCCAACCTATCATCCTCGGATGACAGGCTATCAAACTGGGCGGCTTTAGCTTCTAGTTCTGCCTGTTGCCGCTTCACATGGTCAAGCTGCTCCTGCAAGGATGCGATAGTTGCGATTTTTTGCGCAATGCTTGCCTCAATATCGGATTTCCTGGCTTCCAAATCGGATACTTCGGCCAGCTGGATCTCAATGGCCGCCTGGCGGTCTTTAAGGGCTTTGATCTCGCCGTCCAGGGCCTTGGCCTTTTCCTTGGCCGCCGCCTGGAGGCGGTCATAAACCTCCAGCCCTAGAATTTCCCCCAGGACCTTCTTCCGCTCCGCCGGTCCCTTGACTGTGAACTCATTGCTTCGCCCCTGGAGGATCAGGCATGAGCTGGTGAACGTCTCCTGGGTAACCTTGAGTAGGTCCTGAATACGCTTCTCCGTATCCCTGATATTGGAGCCGGATAGCGCGAGCCACTCATCCCCGTTGCGGACCTGTAGCTCAAGACCAGATTTACCCCGACCTTTGGTACTCCTGGACCTCATGACACGATATTCCTGTCCGTTCAAGATAAACTGGACCTCAACCGCCATATCCTGCTCGCCTTTGCGGACCAGGTCGTCCAGATTGCCTGTCCTGCTAGCCCCAAAGAGGGCATAGAGCAGAGAATCTGTGAAAAGAGTGGATTTCCCGGCACCGTTAGGACCGCTGACCACCGCCAGGTGGATGCCTGACAGGTCTACATCCTCGTGACTATAAGTCCCGAAATTGGTTAAACTTATCTTAATAGGTTCCATTACATCGCCACCTCCTGCAAAAGTTCCTGAGCGAGGCTGGAGAGACCATCATCAGGAATATTGTTTTTATCCAGGTATTTGAGCAGGGCGTCACGGACACTCATAGCCTCGGTTACTTCCTCATCTCTGGCCCGGTTCGAACGCTCGACTTCGGCCTGGATGCCAGCCACGTAATGGGCTCCGGCTGTATGCAAGCGCCGGATAATTTCCTGATGATTGACCATCTTCGCCACGTCATCTGGCGCCCGATATTTAACTCGCACCATTGCGCCAGTGGTATCCGGAAGCAGAAGGAAGGACCCGTCCGAATAAGTGGCTGGAAGGTCGTCATAGAACCGCTCCAGGTCCTCTGGTGTCTCAAGATCAACCTCCACAGTTACGAACTTCCGCGCTGGCGTCTTGTGAAACTCGAGCACCGGCACCTGGCCAGGCTCCAGCTCGACCGATAGGTATCCTTTGTCCTCGTCGGCTTCACCGAAGTCTATGCGCTCCGGATTGCCGCTGTAAGCCACCCGCGGTGACAGCTGTTGAAACTTGTGGATGTGTCCCAGGGCCACATAATCGAACCCCAACGCTTCCAGTTCAACCGCTGACAGAACAGGCTCCGCGCCCATGAAGATGTTCTGACCGTTTGATAGCTCGGCACCTGTAACTGATAGGTGAGCCATCAAAATGGATGGCATTCTTGGGTCACGCTGGCCCGCGAAGTGGCGCACGATGTCCATAGCCTTTTCGCCCAGGAGCTTGTTAATCTGCTCCAGCGTGAGGTCGCGATATTCTTCTTTTTGCAAAAGGGTTGATTTGGTGAAGTAAGGGAGTGAGAACACCTGCACCGGGCCAGATTTGGTGTGGATGACATCCGCTGCTGGCCTGGTTCGCACCGTCAGCCCCGGAATATTCATTGCTGCAATTACATCCCATGCGCCCTCGCTGCCGTCATTTGGGGTGTCGTGGTTGCCCGATATGGCTACCACCGGCACCCTGGGCGCAACGTGAGCCAAGCCGTTGGCTACGGTGAGAATCTCACGGTATGATGGCCTGCGGGTTTTGAATGCATCTCCAGCAAACACCACCAGGTCATACATGCCAACCTGGGCCTCATTGGCGATATGGTATAGCATGTTCTCAATGTCTTTGAGGCGGGAGTTTTCCCCGGCCACTGTTGGGCCGGGGTATTCTCCCATGTGCAGATCCGCAAAATGGAGAACGCGGATGCTCATCGTCTGCCACCCGCCTTTCCGTTCTTGCGGGCAGCCTTCTGGCATTCAGGGCATAAAACCTTACCCCATGTCCGCTGGCTGTAATCTCGAATGGCTTCCGGCGACCAACTCCCCGTGGCCGATATTTCCTGGCCGCATCCCTCACATGCGATAATATCCTGCGTCATTTCAGCCGCTGGTTCATCTTGTTCCCATGGCGGAAGCTCTTCGTCCATAAGTTGATAATCCGCCTCATCGGGCTCGTCTGGACCGATTTCTACCATAGGTGGCTGTTCTACCTCACCGGTAAGATACCGTTGCTGAAGCTGGTCCCCGTGGCCGCGGCGCGTTTGTGCGCCGAACAAGTCAATTACTGAACCAGCGTATCTGGCGGCCACAGCCTTTTTCATATCAGGGTCAGCCATATTTGGAACAACATAGGCCACAGCAAAAGGCTTCTGGAGTTCTGCCGCTGTGTAGGTTGGACTGAGCATTAGGGCTTCACGCAGCGCTCTGTTTAAAGCCTTGGTCTCGCAATGTTCCGTCCTGAACGGGAAAAACTGCTCAAACTGTTTTTCGGTCATGCGCTTGCGCTCTTCCTCGACGCGGATCTCTTTGGTGGCTCTGACCATGCGCCAGGTCCCAGAGGGCTCCGGAACGGCAATGGTCACCTGGTAGGCCACATCATCTGAACTGGGGCAATCTCCGCACCGGGGTGCCATTCTGGTCTGTCTGGCCACCTCGGCGCAACGCTGACACTTTTGAGGCGTTACTGGCCTGCTGTCCACCACTTGGATATTGGCCGCTGCCATCAGTTTTGCCAGCCCCTTCTTGGTGAGGGCAAGCTCGCCGTTTTTCTCGGCATATACGTCTTTGCCGCTTTTCGGGTCCGGGTTAATCTGGACCTGGTTAATTACGACCTTATGCAGTGGGCTGATTTCCTGCATGGTTTTAACAGGTATCAGCAGGTTGAATTTGCTGGGGGGATACTCGTTGATGACCGCAATAGCGGTCTCGTTCACAGCCACTTACGCCACCTCCTTGCTTAACAAACGGTTATAAGCCACCCGGGCTATACTTAGCTGTGTCTCCGCCTCTGTGACCGCCTGTCTGGCTTCAGCCGTAAGAGCGGCCATCTGGGCCTTGCGCTCAGTCTCGTTCTTGCCGGTGATGGCACCATTCAGAATGGCGTCCTTCTCAATGGTCGCCACTTGCTCCCGGGCCGCGTCAACGGCCTGGGACGTGGCCAACACCTGCTTCTCCGCTGCCTCGATATCCCCCGGAAGCGCCAGCAGGCGCTCAATTAATGCTTGTTTATCCATGTGACATCCTCCCTCGTTATTGGTTTACGGCCTTCTTGGTCGCTCCGGACCGTTCCCAATTGAGCCAGGTCCGCATGGCTAAGAGGTAAAGCCCGAAGTCTTTGTTCTTGCCTGCAAAAGCTGCAATCATGCGTTTCATGCATCATCCTCCTAACTCGCCCGTCGGGCGGCTCGTTTAGCAGCTCTAAAGGCCTGTTTCCTGGCCTGGTAGGCCTGTGCCGTTGCGGTCGGCCCCGCAGCGATGGCCTCTCGATAAATAACCTTCAAATCCTGCCCCCTGGCAAAAACCACTTCTTCTTGGTCCTTGCCGGGCTTCATTAAACATCCGTAGGCCTCAAAGGCCCCGTCCTTATATCTCACGCTGACGCGCATGTGGTAGCTCCTGATCATGTTCCCAGGGTCCGGGTAATCCCAGTTCACCCCCAGGTCAATCTCTCCGCCGGCTTTTAGCAGCTCTTCCCGGCGGGCCCACTCTTTGTCATCCGCCTGCAAATCGGCGTCGAACACCCCGCCGCCGGATTTCTTATAACACACCGGCCCGAGGGACCTGGCTATGGAGCGTGGATTGCTTAAAATTCGGTTGCACCTCATGCACCTGTCTGATGTTGCTTGAGCCTGTTCCATGGTCATTCTCCTTTCCTGGATTGAAGTCCAGGAGAACCCGCAGGGCCTTGACCATTCTGGCCATGTCAGGATCATATTCAGCTCGATATTCAAAATCTTTTGGTTGTCTGGCCACTCTGCGGGCCTCCTTTCATTTCCCCTCTTGTGCCAGCCTGTTAGGCGTGATACAA